GGCTGTTAACCGATCGGTTGCAGGTTCGAGTCCTGCACTAGGCGCCACTTGGCCCGTTGGAGAAGTGGTTTAACTCACATGCCTTTCACGCATGCATTCATGGGTTCAAATCCCGTACGGGTCACCATATTAGAACGACATGTCTGATACAAACTTAGTCGATGACTAGGGGTGTGCAGACTTTTTTCATTTTTAGGCTTAAATAGTCACTTTTTAAAATTACGCCGTTGTAATAGTGGAAGCCGAAATCCTTAAAATTCAATGAAAAACCATCATTTTTAATGATCACTTTGAAACGGCAGGTGTGCACTATTACACGGCAACCCTTATTTTGCACACCCTTGCACACCCCTAAACACGGCAACTGCACACCCTATTTTTATTAATAATATTGATTGACCATCTGGTTCTTATTGAGCTAGGTGGTCTTTTTTGTTGCCTAGAAATATTTTTTAACTTTTTTCAATTTATACCCCCCATCAAAATGGCCTTGAAATCTCCATATGGTGAGAAGGGCAGTTTCTCTCTTCTCTAGATACATAAGGAGGAAAAAGTTATGAAACACAAATTAACCATTGGCGTTTCTAACGCGTCTCCTAAGAGCAGAATAGTTACCTATAAGAAAGTATCACCAGACGCAAAAGTAAAAGACGTAATTGGTGATGCAAGTAAGGTAGCAATCATCGTTCCTGGGGATTCCGTTAAAAGCGTCACAATCGAAGAAACCAAGGAGGCTAGCTATGGAAAGTAGAGAAGAAAAGTTACTCCATGCCATCTTTGGTGAAAGTGAACCAAAAGCCAAAGCTCTAAAGTTCTCTCTTAATTTAGATGATGTAACAGTAGACGTTTCTATTAAAAGAAATAAGAAAGAGAAAGTAGAGAAGTGCAGTCAGTGTAAGTGTGGAGGTAAAAGACAATGAAACCTCAAAATCATTCTAGGATATTTAGTCCGAGTAAAAGTATGTTGTGGTTAGAATGTCATCAATCAGTTTTATTTAATGATGGCAATAATAGTGAAACTAATGAGCAAGCTGAATTTGGTACAGAAACACATGAATTAGCAGCTGCCACAATTTGTAATTCATTAAATCTCGAAGATTTCGATGGTAATTCAAAAAAGCCATGTGAAGTAATACCAAATCTCAAACGCTATAACGAAGAGATGCAGGAAATAGTAAATAAATATGCAGATTTCGTTATTAAAACTTATCAATATGAACTTCATAACAGTTCTTTAAAACCACTGGTTCTTATCGAGCAACAATTAGATCTTGGCTTTGATGATAACTCAATCGGCACATTAGATTTGGGAATCATATCAAATAGAGATGGTGGGACACTTACTATTGTTGATTTGAAGACAGGTAGGAATCCTGTGATGAGTTTCGATAAAGAATTAAATCGACCAAATTCACAATTATCAATCTATGCATTAGCTACTTACAAATGTTTTAAAGATGTTTATCCAATAAAGAAAGTTAGATTAGTTATCTTCCAACCTGTCATCAATAACACTAATGAGTATGAAACGGAAATTGATGAACTTTTAAAGTTTGAAGAAGAGATTATCTTTCCAGCTGTAAGAGCCATAAAAAGTGGAGATAGAACTGCTAAAGAAAACTCTAAATGCAAGTATTGTCCTGGATTTGTTTATTGTAAGAAAAAGTTAGATTCTGCAAGGAAAATTATGGAAAAGAGTTCAAAAATAGAACTTTTAAGTGAACAAGAAATAGCTGAAATAATGCCTAAATGTGATGACTATATTGCTTACTTTCAAGCTGTAAAAGAACACTGTCTAAAGAAGGCATTAAGTGGTTATCACTATGAAGGTTATAAGTTAGTTCATTCTAGAGTTACTCGAAAGATAAATGATGAATCTAAAGTTGCTGAAATTCTAACTGAGGCAGGTTATGAACCGTATCAAGCAAAGAAATTATTAGGAATTACTGAACTTACGAGAAAGCTTGGAAAAGAGAAGTTTAAAGAACTTGTATCACCATACATATCAATTCAAGAAGGCTCTCTTGCTTTAGTTCCTAATAGTGATCCTAGAGAAAAAGTAATTATAACGGAGGAAAAAGATAATGTTAAAAATTGAAACTGGAATAAAAAAGCGCGCTATTAAGACAATTCTCTATGGCCCAGAAGGAATAGGCAAATCTACTCTTGCTAGCCAATTTCCAAATCCACTTTTTATAGATACAGAAAATGGAACTAGCACATTAGATGTTAGAAGAGTGATTTGTAATAAAAGTTGGGATGAACTGATTTCTATCGTTAACGAAGTCATAAGCGAACCATCTATAGCAAAAACACTGGTAATTGATAGTGCTGACTGGGCTGAACAATTAGCAGAAGATGATGTTTGTCAAAAGAATCGTGTAGCGTCTATTGAAGCTATAAGTTATGGCAAAGGTTATACATTCGTTGCCGATAATTTTTCTAAGTTATTAAAACTATTAGATAAGTTAATCGAGCTTGGAATTAATGTAGTTTTCACGGCTCATGCAAAGCCTAGAAAATTTGAATTGCCTGAAGAAGCAGGACAATTTGATAGATACGAAATGAAACTATCTAGACAAGTTGCTCCACTAATTAAGGAATGGTGCGATATGCTTCTATTTTGCAACTATAAAACCTATGTCGTAAGCACTGAAAATAATTCGAAAAAAGCTCAGGGTGGAAAGCGTGTAATGTACACAACTCATCACCCTTGCTGGGACGCAAAGAATCGCTTCAGTTTGCCAGAAGAACTAGATATGGGTTTTCGTTCGATTGAACATTTATTCTCGAACACAGAGCCTAAAAAAGGCCTAAAAACGCAAGAAAACACTGCAAAACCTTCACAAATTATAAAAAATAGACCACTTGTAGATAAAGTTAAATCACTTTTAAAAGAAGCTGATATTAGTGAAGAGAGCTTCAAAAAACTTGTGGAAAATAAAGGTCATTATAAAGCTGATGTACCACTTGATGATTACTCAGATGATTTTATATCACGCTGGGTATTAACAAACTTTAAGAAGATAGAAACTGCTATTAAAAACGGAGGAAATAAATAATGTTAGAAAATAGAGTATTGTCTTGGGACGATGAGATTGTTGATTTAGAAGATGAATATAAACTTTTGCCTGAAGGAGAATATTTCTTTAAGGTTATTAATTTTGAAAGAGCTATGTATCCAGGTGGAGCGAAAGTTCCTGCTTGTCCTAAAGCGATTGTTACAATAGCGATATATGATGGACTTAAAATTGCTACCAGAGTTCGTCAAGATTTCTTACTTTGTGAAAATGTCGCTTGGAAAATATCTCAATTCTTTAGATCAATTGAAGAAAAGAAGAGCGGTGAAAAAGTCCAAATGAAATGGAACATCGTGAATGGCTCTTTTGGAAAATGCCGTCTTACGACTAAGAGTTATGTCAATAAATTTGGTGAGAATAAAACGATTAATTCAATTGATAAATTCTTGCCTTATGAAGCTGAGGTAATCAATAAATTTAAAGGTGACCTTAACGAAAAAGAAGCTGAAGACATTTTACTGGACGACAGTCAGTTGCCATTCTAGAGGATAAATTATGTTTGAACTTAGACCTTATCAAAAAGAGGCGGTTCAAGCTATCGAAAATGAATGGATCAGTGGTAATAAAAAGACCTTGCTTGTTTGTCCTACGGGAACTGGCAAAACTCAAATATTCTCTTCCGTAATAAAAGACCAAATAAAAGATGGCTCTAAGGCTTTAATTCTAGCCCATAGAAACGAGCTCTTAGATCAAGCATCTAGTAGGTTAAGAAATACATACGGAATTGAGACGGCGTTAGAAAAGGCAGAGTCTACTTCGGTGGGCTCTCCTCTTAGTGTCACCGTTGCTTCCATTCAATCTTTAGCTAATCCCTCTAGACTTAATAAATTCAATAAAGACTACTTTAAAACGATAGTAGTAGACGAAGCGCATCATTGTTTAGCAGATACATATCAAAGAGTTTTAAACCATTTTGAAAATGCAAATGTGCTAGGTGTTACTGCGACTCCAGATAAAGCTGACCATAAAAACTTAGGCGAGTATTTTGATTCTAAGGCTTTTGAATATTCAATGCCAAGAGCAATTAGAGAAGGATATCTTAGTCCGATTCGTGCTCAGATGATTCCACTTAAACTCGATATCAATAACGTCAGTGTTTCAAATGGTGATTATGCAGCTGGAGATATAGGTAATGCTCTAGAACCATACTTAAATCAAATTGCTCTTGAGATGGTTAATTATTGTAAGAATAAAAAGACAGTTGTGTTTCTTCCTTTGGTAAAAACATCGCAAAAATTCACTGAATTATTAAATGTTCATGGACTAAGAGCAATAGAAGTAAATGGCAATTCTAAGGATAGAGAAGAACGCATCAAGGCCTTTGAAAATGGTGAATATGATGTTCTTTGTAACTCAATGCTTTTAACTGAAGGTTGGGATTGTCCTAGCGTAGATTGTATCGTCATTCTTAGACCAACTAAGGTTAGAAGCCTATATCAGCAAATGGTAGGAAGAGGTATGAGGCTTGCTCCGAACAAGGAGTATTTATTGCTACTTGATTTTCTTTGGCTAACTGAAAGACATGACTTATGTAAGCCAAGTGGACTACTCGCCAAAAACGAAGAAGAAGCCAAGAAGATAGATGAAAAGATAGCTAATTCTGGATATGAAGTTGATTTAGTTGAAGCTGAAGAAGAAGCAAAACGCGATATCGTAGCTGAAAGGGAAAATGCTTTAAAACGCGAATTAGAAGAAATGAGAAGAAAGAAAAGGCAGCTCGTCGATCCTATTCAATATGCATTCTCTACCAACGCTGAGGACTTAGCTGATTATGAACCTACATTCGCTTGGGAGATGGCTCCGATGTCTAGTAAGCAAAAAGAATATCTCGAAAGACATGGAATCTACACCGAGGATATCGGTAATGCAGGTTTGGCATCTTTGATTATCGATAAGCTAAAGAATAGACAAATCGAAGGACTAGCCACACCAAAGCAAATTAGACTCCTTGAAAGATATGGCTTCCTTCACGTCGGGTTATGGACCTTTGAAGATGCAAGCATGATGATTACTAGAATTGCTAACAATAGATGGTTTGTGCCTTTTGAAATCAATCCGAAGACGTACGAGCCAAGAAAGGGGATAATGGCATGAAAGAAGATATTTTAGAAGCATTGGATCATATCCCTGTTTCTAGTTGCAATTATACCGAATGGATAGAAGTTGGTATGGCTTTAAAACACGAAGGTTATGATTGTAGCGTTTGGGATAATTGGAGTAAGAATGATGATAGATACCACGATGAATGTTATAGGAAGTGGGAGTCATTTAATGGTTCTTCTAAACCTATTACTGGGGCATCTATCATTAAACTGGCAAGAGAAAAAGGTGGTTATATCACTAAAAAGAAGATTAATAACACTCGAGTTTTAGCGTGGGACGATTATGTGGAAGATAGCGAAGATCCTAGCATTGATTATTCTAAGCTTAAACCTACTGAACAACTGAAGATATTTTTAAAGGCACTATTTAAAAGTGGTGAATATGTAGGTTATGTCAGCAATGATGTCTACTTCAACAAAGACCACGATAGATACGAACCACTCAAAGGAGTTTACTATCGAACAGTCGATGATTTGCTTAAGTCTTTAGATAGGTATCCTGATGATTTAGGTGCAACAATAGGCGATTGGAAAAAAGAAGCAGGTGCTTGGATAAGAATAAATCCACTTGATGGAAAAGGCGCAAGTAAGAAGAATGTCACTAGATATTCGTATTGCTTAATTGAATCAGACGACCTTCCTATTAAAGAGCAAGAGGAGATTTTCAAAAGACTTAATCTTCCTATCGCTACAATGGTTTATAGTGGTGGTAAATCGATACATGCCATAGTTAAAATTGATGCCACCAATATTCAAGAATATGAAGAAAGAGTGCAGTTTTGCTACGATTTTCTTAAAAATAATGGCATTTCGATAGACGTGCAAAATAAAGATCCTAATAGATTATCTAGAATACCAGGAGTTACAAGAAATGGCGTAGTGCAGACATTATTAGGTGTAAATATTGGCTATGATTCCTGGAAAGATTGGATGGAGTCAATAGGGGAAACGACTGACTTTGTCTTGGAGGATGTTGGTTCTTTAATATTAAATCCACCACCATTAGCTCCTGAGATTATTCATGGTCTTCTAAGAAAAGGGCATAAATTTCTTTTAAGTGGTGCATCTAAATCTGGTAAAAGTTTTGCACTTATTGAATTAGCTATTGCTTTTTCTCAAGGAACTGAGTGGTTTGGTTTTAAATGTGAAAAGGCTAAGGTTTGCTATATTAACCTAGAAATTGATCGTCCTAGTGCAATTGATAGATTTGGGATTATAACAGATGCTTTGAAGATAGATAGAAGAGTAATAGAAAACATAAAACTTATAAATTTAAGAGGTAAAGCTAAACCGCTAAATGAATTAGTGCCTGAACTTGTAAAAGATCTTAGAGACTCACAAATCGATGTAATAATCATTGATCCAATCTATAAAGTCATTACTGGTGACGAAAATAATGCTACTGAAATGGCTCAGTTTTGTAATCAATTTGATATTCTTTGCGATAAGCTTCACACAACTGTTATTTATGCTCACCATCATTCTAAAGGAACGCAAGGCGGAAAGAGCGCTCAAGATAGGGCAAGTGGCAGTGGTGTATTTGCTAGAGATCCTGATGCCATTATGGATATTGTTGAGTTGGAAGTTGATGATGATTTTAAAAACAAAGAGGCAGATTATGATGCTCCTGCTTGGAACGTCGAATGTGTAACTCGTGAATTTAAAAAGCCGAAAGATAGAAAAGTATGGTTTAAGTTTCCACTTCATATCGTTGATACTTCAGGACAATTAGATAAATTCTATCCAAAAGGTGATATTCATAATGCCGTTAAAAATTCACCATCTGCTATTAAGTCAAGAATGAAAGAACAATTGCCTGATGCTTATCAATTACTAGACGATGGGAAAGGCGTTTCTCTAGAAGATTTAGCCCAATATTTCAACGTTGATAAAAAAACGATTAGGCGATGGGCTAACAATCTCGATGAGTTCGAGGTTAAGGATAGCATAGTCTATAAAAAATGAACTCTAGGGACAAGGGACAAAAGGACATATATCTAAAGATATATGTAAGGACGAATGTCCCTAAGGGACTCTCAAAGAACATCACTTTAACAAGTGGTTATAAACGCCACTTGTCAAAGATGAGTTCTGTTCGATAGCTGAAATGAAAAAGAAACAGGCGTACTTGTCCCTAAGAAAAAAAATAAAAAGGAGATTAAAAATTATGGGTGTGAAAATCAAAATTAAATTTGAATCAGAATGCGACTTTATTACTGAAGAAATGCATATGAAGGTTCGTAAAGGAAAAGATAGGATGGGAAATTTCTATATAAGAAGAGATTTATTGAATCTTGTTAATGGTGCAAACAGCTCAATCTTGTATCGAGTTAATGAAGAAACATATATGAAAACAATTCTAGATGATGAGGATTGGTGGAAATGGAAATCTTTCTCTTGCTAGATCCACCAACAATTACCGCTCAAGAAACTAAGGTGGCGATAGTTAATGGTAAACCTAGATTCTATAAACCTGAGAATGTGACTAGAGCAAAAGAAGAACTCAAAAAGCATTTAAGACCATTTAAACCAAATGAGCCAATGAGTGGTCCTATCGAGTTAAAGGTGACCTGGCTATTTCCAAAAGGTAAAACACATAAACATCTCGAATGGAGAGTTACTAAACCTGATACCGATAACCTTGAGAAACTTTTAAAAGACTGTATGACTGAAGTTGGCTTTTGGAAAGATGACGCTCAGGTTGTTAGAGAAATCGTAGAAAAACTATGGAGCGATGAACCGACAGGAATAGCACTCGAAATAGAAATATTAGGAAAAAGAAAGGAGGTAAATGCTAATGGGGATAATTAACGAACTTAATGAATTAAGCGCCTTACGAGCCAAAATAAAGCAATTAGAAGGCCGAATTGAATACTGCAAGGAACAATCGATGATGATTCCTGGTCCTATGTGGGGTGAAGAAAAAATACAAACTCAACCTAGTGGTAAAGCTCCTTTTGAGAAATGGGTTATTAAGCAGCTCGATTTAGAAAGAGAAGTAAAGGAACTGCAAAGCGAGTTTGAAGCATTATCAATAAAAATTACGGATGAGATTACTTCACTAATTGATGATGAGCAAGAAATAAGGGCTGTCTTATATCGAGAAGTTTCCTTTATGAAATACACTGATATAGCTGAAAAGATGAAGATCTCTAAAAGTTACGTCTATCGTCTTCATGATGCAGGAATGGAAAAATTAAAAGAAAGAGTTTAAATACTTGAGGCTATGTTAGAGTCGTTAAACCTAATTAAGGTGATTCAACATAGCCTTTTCTTTTTATAAATTTTAGTATGTTTGACGCTACGTTAAATACGTTAACTCATTCAAGGTGACCTAAGGTAAAGACTTAAAAAGAGATTTTGTCTACATTAGCCGATACGTTGAATACGTTAAAAAGTTTTAACGTAGTACGTTAGATAAGATAATGTCTTAAGTTTTATCTACGTTAGTCTTAAAATAGGCAAAAATAGGACTATTATTGGCAATATTAGGGCAAATTGAGGCAATATTGGGGTTACGTGCGTTTACGTTAGAATTTTCAACGTGATTTAACGTAGCAAATTACTGGGGAGATATTGTCTTACGTTAGGGTATACATTTGATACGTTAAAAAATTTAAGCAAAAGACACGTTAAAGATTTTTTAAAAGACATTGTCTTAAATTTTAAATACCTTTAATACCTTGAAAGTTTTTAACGAGATAAGCAAAAGAAGACAATGTCTTTCTAGCTGTATACAAGGCCTAAAAGACAAATTCTTTATTAGTGAACGCAAGTAGACCTTGAGTAGAAAAAATAAGAATAAATAAGAAAAAATAAGAGCTTCAGTTGACTTTGATGTACCTGTCAAGTGGTTTAGACTATTCATAGTAGGCAGTATGCCTATGCGAAGTAATAATAATGAGAATATTGCCTGTGGAAAAACCATGGGCTTTTTTCATGCAAAGAAAGGAGGAATCATGAGTGGCTAATAGAAAAAATAAAAGAATTTACACAACCGATATCTGGGAACAATGGAAAAAAGATGGAAAGTTAGAAGAAGTTTTAGCTTTTATTGCTGATTGTTCAAAAAAGCTCGTCACTCAAAGGGAGATGTGCAAATACCTCAAGATTGAAGAACATACTTTTACTAATTTGAAGCACAAATATCCTCAAATCCAAGAGGCAATGGACAAATCCAGATACGAGTTAAAAAAGGACTTAGCTAATGCAATGTATAAAAAGGCAATAGGCTATGAAACTATCGATGAAGATCAATTAATCGAAGAAAAAGATGGAAAGCAAAAGAAGAAAGTTCACCGAATAAAGAAGCAAGTCGGACCTGACTTTAAGGCTATTGTTTATCTATTAACTAAGAAGTTTGGGAAAGAATATAGCGAAAGATATGAAGACTTAAGGCTTGCTGAAAAGAAACTAGAAGCGCAAAAGGAGGAATGGAACAGTGTCGAATCAATCACAGAAGAATATGGCGATAGTGATGAAGAACATAGTGGAGATTAAGCCTTATGAAAATAATCCTAGACATAATGAAACAGCTATTGATGCAGTCGCTAGTTCCATTAGGGAGTTTGGTTGGAAACAACCTCTAGTTATTGATAAAGACAATGTTATAGTGGTCGGTCATACAAGATGGCTCGCTGCTAAAAAACTAGGATTAAGTGAGGCTCCTTGTTTAATAGCTAGTGACTTAACTGATGAGCAGATTGCTGCTTATAGGCTTGCCGATAATAAGACTAATGAACTAGCGACTTGGGACTTTGAGAAACTTAAAACTGAACTTGAAAGTATTTCTGATATTGATATGTCACAGTTTGGTTTTGAAGAGCTAGAGGCAAGTTTAGATGATGTAAAAGATGATGAGTTTGATGATAAAGGAGCAATCAGTGAAACACCTTATTCCAAAAAGGGAGATATCTTCATTCTTGGAAACCACCGTCTTATGGTTGGCGATTCCACCTTAAAAGATGATGTTGATAAACTTTGTGAAGATAGAAGTGTAGATTTAGTTCTTACTGATCCTCCTTATAACGTTGATTATGAAGGTCAGGATGGAATGAAAATTCAAAATGATAAGCAAAGTGATGAAGATTTTTATAATTTCTTGCTATCAGCTTTTAAGAATATGTTTGAACACACAAAGCCTGGTGGAGTTATTTATTGTTTTCATGCTGATACAGAAGGGCTTAACTTTAGAAATGCTTTTAAAAATGCCGGATTTAAACTTGCTGAATGCCTTATTTGGGTTAAAAACTCACTTGTTTTAGGAAGGCAAGATTATCAGTGGCGTCATGAACCATGCCTCTATGGATGGAAAGAAGGGGCTGGACATTACTTTGTCGATGATAGAACTCAAGATACAATCCTTGAATATGATAAGCCTAGAAACAATAATCTCCATCCAACACAAAAGAACATAGAGCTAGTTTCTAAACTCATTCTTAATTCTTCAAGAAAAGATGAAACAATACTCGACCTATTTGGAGGTTCCGGGACAACTCTTATAGCTGCTGAACAACTAGGAAGAAAAACGCTCATGATGGAGTTAGATGAGAAGTATGCAGATGTAATAGTCAAACGATTTATCACTCTTGAGCACTCAGTTGATGGGTGCTTTTTAATTAGAGACGGAAATAAAACGCCACTTAGTGAAATCGAAGATTATAAGAAGGTTTTAGAAAGTGAAGAGCTTCTATCTTAAAGTTACTCCATTTGAGCGACTTAATGAAAAATAATCAAATTTTGAAAGGAAAAATAACAATTATGAATAAATATGTAACTTGTGAATCAGTTTTTAGAGGGCATCCAGATAAGTTATGCGACCAGATTAGTGATGCCATTTTGGATGAATATCTCCTTAAAGATAAAGACTCAAGGGTAGCGATAGAATGTTCTATCAAGGATAACCTAGTCATTATCTTTGGTGAGGTTACTTCTAAAGCTCACGTGAATTTAGAAAAGGTAGCTAAAAGAGTTTTAAGAGATATTGGCTACTTTGATAATTTTGTTGTAATCACTAAAGTTTCTACTCAATCTTGGGATATAGCAAAGGGAGTGGATAAACTTGGAGCAGGTGACCAAGGAATCATGTATGGTTATGCTACTAATGAAACTAAAGAGTGCTTACCTCTTCCTTATGTGATAGCTAGGGATATTTCAAAAGCAATAGAAAACATCAGAAAAGAAAAATATATGGATGTTCTTATGCCTGATGGTAAGTGCCAAGTGACTGTTAGATATGAGGATAATAAATCTAAAGATATCAAAACAATTGTGGTAAGTACTCAAACAAAAAAGGGAGTAAAACTTGAAGAAGTAAAAAGAATCATTAAAGAAGAAGTTTTGATTCCCTTACTTGGTTCTACTCTTGATGGTATCGAGATTTTAGTTAATCCAACAGGAGCGTTCTTTAGGGGTGGTCCTTATGCTGATAGTGGACTTACAGGAAGAAAACTCATGGTCGATACTTATGGTGGAGTAGCGCATCATGGTGGAGGAGCCTTCAGTGGTAAGGACTATACCAAAGTTGATAGAAGTGGTGCTTATTATGCTAGATATGTTGCTAAGTCAATTGTAGAGGCAGGACTAGCAGATAAATGTGAAGTAGCTGTTTCTTATTCCATTGGTGTAGCAAGTCCAATAAGCGTAAGCATAGATACTTTTGGCACTGGGGAACTTAGCGACGATGAACTTTTAAAACTCATTAATGATAACTTTGATTTCTCGGTAGGCAACATCATAAAAGAACTTAAATTAAAGGATATCTCTTATCAAAGACTAGCGGAATATGGTCACTTTGGTAATGACATTTATCCTTGGGAGAATGTAGATGGAAAAGTCAGTGAGCTCAAGAAGGCTACAGCCAAAGCGTCTACATAACTTTTATAAGAGTGATGTTTGGCATAAGGTGAGAGAAGAGGTTATCTTAAGGGCAAAAGGAAGATGTGAAGTCTGTGGAAAGCCTGGGACGGAGGTCCATCATAAAATACACTTAACGCTTGATAACGTAGATGATCCATCGATTGCTTTAAACCTAGATAACCTTCTCTTGCTTTGTAAGGAATGCCATAATAAGATGCATGGTCGTTTTAATGGAAAGTTACCAAAATACAAATGGAATGAAGATGGTGACTTAATCGAAGTCAGGGAGGAAGAAAATAGATGAAGAAGTTTTTATTTTATTTAGTTCAGTGGACATGGGGAATCATCCAAAACTTACTAGGATTGATTCTCTTTTTATTTTTAGTAAGAAGAAACCATAGAGTGTTTCATGGAGCAGTGATTACTACTTGGAAGCTAGGTAGTTCACTTAGTCTAGGGATGTTTATCTTTACTGCTAGACCATATGATTTAAAACTTATCCAACATGAATATGGACACACAGTTCAAAGCTTAATTCTAGGACCTATTTGGTCATTTGTTATTGGCTTACCAAGTCTTATCTGGTGTGGATGTTTTAGTAAGTATAGAGAGAAGCATAACGTTAGCTACTATTCTTTTTACACTGAAAGCTGGGCTAATAAACTTGGTGAAAAATATAAATAAAGGTGTCTTAACCCTCCCCCAGGTAGCTTTTAAATTATCCTTGGGGTACCGAGCAAGGGGGACTCACGAAAAATACGAGCCATATATTTTGAAAATCTGAAAATTTCAAAAACTGAATTAAATCGTTTCTTTGTAAAAAGCCTTAGTTTTGCAGTGTTTTTTGCAAGTTTAATACTAATTTCAACATTCTTTAAAATACTGAAAAATACCTCAAAAATGTAGTTGATATCGTGTGTTTTTAGAGTGATGTATATATGTGCGAAGGGTAAAGAAATACACCTTCAAGAAGGAGAAAACACGATGACAAAACAAGAGATTAAAAAGGAAATCTTAAAGGAAGCTCTTAATTATCTTAAGAACAAAAAAGCCTATGATGAGAACCCTTGTGAAACTAGTGAAGACGATGTCAACCACATGCTTCAAGAGGATGCTTACCTCTCATCAATGGAAAGAATGGAAGAGTTATATGAAAAGCTTTTAAAGGAGAGCAAGTAAGATGCTTAAAGAGAAGTTTGGTATTGAAATTGAGTTTACAGGTATCACTAGAAATAAAGCTGCAAAACTAGTCGCTGAATACTTAAACGGAACAGTTAGCGATGCTAGAGATTATTACGACACAAAAGTAATAACCGCACCTGATGGAAGAAAATGGAAAGTTATGTATGATGGTTCACTTAGATGTCAGACCAAAAGAAATGGTGAAATCATAAGTGCTTCAAGAGATTATTCTTGCGAGCTAGTTAGTCCAATTCTTACTTATGAAGAAGATATAAACACACTTCAAGAAATAGTAAGAATCCTTAGAAAAGCAGGAGGTATAACAAACTCAAGTTGTGGTATTCACGTTCATTTAACTGGTGAAGATCACGATGTTAGAAGCATTAGAAACTTCATCAACATTGTAGCTAGTAAAAACGACCTTCTTTATAAAGCCTTAGAAATCAAACAAGAAAGGATGAGATTTTGTAAGAAGATGGATGAACACTTAGTCAACACGATTAATAAGAAGCATCCTAAAACCATGTCTCAACTTGCTGACATTTGGTATGAAGGCTACTACGGAAGTAGAAATACACATTATCACGATAGTAGATATCACTTCCTCAATCTTCATTCATTCTTTACTGGAAACCATACAGTTGAACTTAGAGGATTTAATAGTGAACTTCATGCTGGAAAGGTAAGAAGTTATATCGTTCTTGCCTTAGCGCTTAATCACCAAGCCTTAACTCAAAAGTGTGCTAGTTCAAAGAAACCTCAAGTTGAAAATGAGAAGTTTGCAATGAGAACCTACCTTAATCGATTAGGACTTATCGGTGATGAGTTTAAGAATTGTAGAGAACATTTAATTCACGCTCTTGATGGATGCTCAGCATGGAGGTTTGGCTCAAGAGAGGCAACATTAGGAGGCGCTAGATAATGAAGAAATATTACTTGGCTTATGGTTCAAACCTCAATTTAGAGCAGATGAAATATAGGTGTCCTAACGCTAAAAAACTAGGCGCCTTTCTGCTCAAAGATTGGGCTTTAGAGTTTAGATATTACTTAACTATTAGAAAAGAAAAAGGTTCAGTAGTTCCTCTAGGAATATTTGAAATTGATGAAGTAGATGAAAAGTCGCTTGATAGATATGAAGGTTATCCAACCCATTATTTTAAAGAAGAAATAGAAGTTGAATTAAATGGTAAGTCTATCAAAGCGATGGTTTACATTATGAATCCTAAGATTAGAAAGGTTATGCCACCAGATGTGTTTTATTTAAGGACGTGTCTAGAAGGCTATAAAGACTTTGACTTTGATACAAACTATTTATTTAAAGCCTATGAGGAGGCAAGAAAAGAATGATTAATTTAGATAATAAAAAGGAACGTTGCCCTTTATGTGGACATTTGCTAGAAAGATATCCTAATAATGGTGAACCTTTAATCCATGCTGAAGTGTGCCTAGAGTGTAATGTAACTGCTATTATTCCTTATCGCTATTTTATAAGCGCTTATGAAAGAAGTCCTATTGCTATGGTTATTAGAAACGGAAAGATCCAAATTCATAAAACAAGTGATGGCTATTGGAAATTAAGTGATATAGAAGTGTTTTTAGGTAAGAACATCGTCTTTAAAACTAACGCAAAATTAGGGCTTACGTTCGCTTTTATTAAAGGATACGAAGAAGAACCAAAGGAGCTAAACATAATCGCACAGAAAGCCTTAAAAGCGCCTAATTTTAAAAGTGTGATGGTAATTCCTACTAGGCTTTTGAAAGGAGTTAAATTAAATGAATAATAATGAGACTAATACATGTATTTATAAAGAATATGAGAGGCTAAAAGGCCTCTTTTTAAATGGTAATGAAGATAAGCTTTCTTTAGTTGATGAGCTTCTTAAAAAGGTAGCTTTTCTTACTGTTGAACTTAGAGGACTAGAAAAGACCATTAAAAAGCAAGGGACTGTTCAAGTTTCTAATAAAGGAACCATAAGAACCAATCCTAATTTAAAGTCATATCTATCAATGCTAAGCGTCTATCAAGGAATCATTAAAACTTTAAACTCAATACTAGATACTGATATCAGTGAAGAAGATGATGCCTTTGATGAATTTATGAAGAAAGCCATAGAAGAAAGATGAAGAACTATTTTTTAGAGTATTATGAGAAAGTTAAAAGAGGAGAGATCTTAGTTGGTAAAGAACTAATGAAAACTCTTAATAATTTATATAAAGACCTTGCAAATCCTAGATATTTCTTTGATTTAAAACCAGGTTCTATTCGTATTGATTTTATCGAGACTTTTTGTAAACACACTAAATCTCCATTCACTGGACTTCCTTTTAAACTCACCTTATGGGAGAAGGCTTTTCTTCAAGTTAGTTATGGCTTTAAGATGAGCGAGACTAAACTTAGAAGATTTAATGAGGTCATACTTCTAATCGCTAGAAAGAACGGCAAGACAACCTTTATTGCAGGTATTGATCTAGCAGAGTTCTTTCTTTCAAGAGGCGTTGATATTGTCTGTGCTTCAAATACTAGTGAACAAGCTAATATCTTATTTGATGAAATAAACAACATGAGAGAAGCTAGTCCAACTTTAGAGAAAAGAACTAGTAAAAATATCTTCTGCATTAAATTTGGAAAGAAAAATGATAAGAGAAGTTCACTCAATAAATCTAAGATTAAAAAGATGTCTGCTCAATCTAAAAATAAGGATGGTTATAACATTGAAGTTGGCTGTATTGATGAAGTTCATGAAATGACCGATAGTAAAGTTTATGATGCGATTAAACAATCTCAGTCCACTAAGAAAGAACCACTTATTTTTATTATCACAACTGAAGGTGTAACAGTTGGAGGATTTTTAGACTCCAAACTTGAATATGCTAGAAAGATTATCAAAGGCGAAATAGATGATGAACGTGTACTTCCTTGGCTTTACACTCAGGACAGTCAAGAAGAGATATTTAATGATCCTAAAACCTGGATAAAGTCTAATCCTAGTCTAGGTGAGATTAAGCAAGCTAGTTATTTAGAGGACTTGATGAATAAATCTAAAAACGATCTAGCTACTAGAGTAACGATGCTTTGTAAAGACTTTAATATCAAGCAAACTGAAGATGGTAGCTGGCTTAACTTTAAGGACATTGAAAATAAAGATACATTTAAAATTGATGATTTAAGAGGAAGTTATGCAATAGGCGGAGTTGACCTTTCTTCGACTACTGATTTAACAGCAGCAGTTCTTTATATCGAAAAAGGTGGAAGGAAGTATCTTATCTCTCATTTCTTTATGCCTAGCGATGTTTTAAAAGAGAGAATAGAGGAAGATAGTGTTCCTTATGATATCTGGGTAGAAAAAGGATATATTACTTTAACTGATGGTTCTCAAAATGATTTTAGTTTAGTTACTCAGTGGTTTAGAAGTATGATTGATAAATATGATATTAGACCACTTTGGGTAGGTTATGATCCCTGGAACTCACAATATTGGCTTAAAGAAATGGAAGATAATGGCTTTGAAATGGAGAAGATTAGGCAAGGAGTTTATACATTATCTGAACCTATGAAACAGTTAGAAGCTGATATCAAAAACCATGCTCTTAACTATAACAACAATCCAATCATTAAATGGTGCCTTGCTAATACTCAAGCTAAAGTTGATGTTAATGGAAATATTCAACCATCAAAACTAAACTCAAGGCTAAAAAGAATTGATGGGACAGTAGCAACGATTATTGCTTATGCAACGCTTACTAGATATAAGTTAGATTATGAAAGTGTTGTGAAATAGTAAGAAAATATCGAGTTTTATGGTAAAATTTATTAAGGTGACATTATGACATTAGATGAAATTAAAGATGTCAAATTCTTCAGATGGAAAAAAGATGAAGAAGATGACAAAGAATTACAAATATTTAAAGTAGATAAAATTGATTTTAGCAAGAAAATTGTTACAGCCTTTCGATATTATGATTATGAAAGTGAAGAATTAACATTTACTTTTTCAAAATTTTTCAATGATGAAATAGAGGTAGTGGACCCAAAACCAATCGAAGAAGAAGAAAAGAAGCAAGCTGAAGAATTAAGGGAGTGGCAACAAAAGTACGAAGAAGAATTAAAAAGGAAAAACGAAGCGAAAGTCTCTCACTTTAAGGAATTCAATTCTCCTTTTCAACGCGGACAAGAAATAGAATTGCTTCCTGGGTATCCTAAAAAGGCATTAGACTTCTCAACTAAAGAAGATCGCTACTATTTGGATGATTGTAAGATTGAAAATGGTGAACTTGTATATAGCTTAATGACAGTAGGAACTAGAAAGCACAGGGAAGATTGTACCTATATTTTTTATACAACTTTTTCTTTTAAGAGCTGTCATTTTAAAATTATTGACGATTCCTTCTATAAGCCAATTAAAAATAAATTTTCTTCTGGCATAGATTGGAAATAAAAAATACATACTTTTAAGGCTCTTAATCGAGCCTTTTCTTTTACTTAAATTTTAGAAAAAGGAGGAGTTTTAATGTGATTTTTAAAAGAAAAAAGAAGAAATTAGAAAATTTTAATGCTTTAGGTTTGATTAATGATATTGCTCTTCCTTTGACACCATTTGGAGAGAAGATAACAAATTCAGATGTCGTTCTAATATGCATCGATAGAATAGCAAGTCAGTGTGCCAAACTCAAAGGTAGATGTATTAAGAGAAGTGAAGATGGGATTATAACGGAGAGGAACAAACACCTCTCTTTTTTATTGAAGTCAAAGCCAAATGAATACATGACGCCTTATCAGTTTATCTATAAGGTGGTTTCATTACTTTTGCTTAATGACAATGCTTTTGTTTATCCGCTTTATGATAGAGAAACATTAGAGCTTAAAGCGTTATATCCACTAAATCCAATCATAGTAGAACCAATCGTAGATAAGTCTGAAACCTATTATTTGAAGTTTTACTTTGAAAGTGGTGAGTCATTTATTCTTCCTAAAGAAAATGTGATTCATTTAAGAAGGTTCTATACAGGTAATGACATCTTTGGAGGAAGTGGAAGTAAATCAAGTCATGAAGCCTTACTTAAGACACTAGGAATAAATGATGCCTTACTTCAAGGAGTAGAAAAGGCAGTCTTTAGTTCATTTCAAATTAAAGGCATCCTAAAACTTAATGGTCTTTTAAAAGAAGAAGATAGGAACAAAGCGGTTGAGTCGTTTAATAGAGCTTTAGAAGGTTCAGGTAAGAATAAATCATCAATCGTACCTATGGATTTAAAAAGTGAGTATGTTCCAATTTCTTTAGATCCTAAACTTGTTGATAAAGATACACTTAATTTCATTCAGTCTAAGATTCTTGACTACTTTGGAGTAAGCCTCCCAGTTTTTTCTAACTCCTATAACGAAAATGAATTTAATGCGTTTTATGAAACGACAATTGAGCCTCTTGCTATTCAGCTTAGTGAGGCTTTTTCTTTAGGACTTTTAACTGATAGCGAACTTAAAAATGGAACGGAAATAATTTTTTATAGCGAGAGACTTCAATATGCTTCTTGGACTACAAAAGTATCGGCTATTGAAAAACTCATGTCCTTAGGTCTTATGTCGATAAATGAGTGTCGAGGACTACTTGGACTTGAGCCGATAGAAGGAGGAAACAAGAGACTTCAATCTCTTAATTTTGTCGATAGCGATAAGGCTAATAAATATCAAATTGGTGAAGAAGAAAAGGAGGAAAACTTAGATGATAAAGGAAACAAGAACAGCAACTTTAAACTTAACAAGCAATGATGAAAACAAAATGATACTTGAAGGTTATGCGATTGTATTTAATGAAGAAACTTTAATAGGGGATGCAAAGCGAGGCTTTAGAGAAATGATTACACCTAATGCTTTAACTAACACCTCAATGAAAGATGTCCCTCTTAAATATAATCACATGGATAACTTTCTTGTGATTGCTAGAACTAAAAACGGCTCACTTAAGCTAGAAGTTGATGATAAAGGCTTAAAGATAAGAGCCGAGTTACTTGATACACAAACAAATAAAGACATCTACAAAATGGTTCAAAATGGACTCTTAGATAAGATGTCTTTTGCTTTTACTGTCGCTTCCCAGGAATGGGATAGAAGTGGGGATGTTCCACTAAGAAAGATTACATCGATTGAGCGTTTATATGACGTTTCTATTGTTGATCTTCCAGCTTATGAGGGAACTTCGATTTATTCTCGCTCGCTTGATTTCGTGGAGTCGGAATTAAGGGCTATGGATTTAGCTAAAGAGAATGAAAAGAAAGAACTTATAAGGCGAAGAATAAATTTAAAACTAAAAATTGGAGGTAAATAAAAATATGAACTTAGTTTTAAGAAAAAAAGAAATTGAAGATAGACTTACTGAAATTAGAGGTGTGGTCGAAAAAGAAAAAGATATGAAAAAACTTGAAGAGATGGAAAAGGAAACTGACAAACTTCAAGAGGAAAGAAACATGATTGAAAAGAAAATGTCACTTACTAAGATGACTGAAATTCCTATGATTTCTATTAAAAACAATGCAGAACAAAGGGATTTGCTAGAAAAACGTGGTAAAGACTTAATGGAAAATAGGACTATTAAAGTTTCTAGTGATGAGGTTTTACTTCCTGAACACGTCGATTCAACTTTAGCTCCTTATCCATTTAAGCCAGTCAGCGAACTTGTTGATAGGGTTCATACCATTAATCTTCAAGGTGGTGAGACTTATACTAAGTCTTATGTTAAATCTTATGGTGAAGCTGGAACTACTGAAGAGGGTGCAAGTTATACTGAAACTGAACCTCACTATGGATATGTTACTATTCCAAAGGTCAAAGTTACTGCCTACACCGAGATCACAGAAGAATTAGAAAAGCTTCCTGCGATTAACTATCAAGCAGAGGTTATTAAAAACATCAACATCTCTTTAAGAAAGAAAATCTCTCAACAAATCATTAAAGGTGATGGAACTACTAATAACTTTACTGGTATTTTCTCTGATAAGGCTGATGCTTTAAAAGATCAAGCTGATTTAGAGATTAGTGCGATTGATGAAAACACCCTTGACGATATCGTCTTTGCTTATGGTGGAGATGAAGCAATCGAAAATGGGGCTTGTCTTATCATCAATAAAAACGATTTAAGAGCCTTTGCTAAACTTAGAACCAAAGAAGGAAGAAAGGTCCATAATATCGATTACGTTAATCAAACAATCGATGGCATTCCTTATGTCTTAAATGGCAATTGTAGTGCTTTAAGTGATCCATCAACTGGTACAGGAACTTACTGCATTGCTTATGGTTCTTTATTTAACTATGAAGTCCCTATCTTCTCTAATGTTGAGATTGGAAAGAGCACGGACTATAAATTTAAAGATGGCATCATTTGTTATAAGGCTAGTGTGTTTACTGGCGGTAATGTTGTCGGTTATAAAGGCTTTGTAAGAGTTAAAAAAGGTGAAGCTTCACCTACTACTGAGCCTACTGAATAATGGTTCTTGACCTAGTTAAAAACTCACTAGGGATACCTTTAGATAGCCATGAACTTGACGCAGAGTTAAATGCGTTTATTGAAGCAAGTAAGGAGTTACTTAGGGGCAGTGGAGTTAATGAGAAGTATCTTGTTGATGAAACTGACCCCTTGGTGACTTCTTTTATTCTGATATATGTTTCTACATCATTTGGTTTTAAGTCAGATGGAAACTTGAAAGAGCTACCTAAGCATTTTGATTTTTTGCTAAAACAACTAGCTTTAACTAAACATGATTAATGCTTTTTCACTTAAAGTAGCTCTATTAAAAGTAAGTGACGCTACTGATGAATATGGAAAACAAAGATTTGAAATTACTTCAAGCAAAGGGATGATGGCTATTCCAACTAATATCACTAGAAGTGAGTTTTATGAAGCAAGTAGAAGTGGCTATAAGGTTTCTAGAATTATTAGAATCAATAATTTTTTATATCAAGGCGAGAGATACATTTTAATTGATAACAAAATCTATAAAGTGATTAAGACTTATGAGCTTTCGCATTTACTTGAGCTCACTCTTGAAAGTACAAATTTAAAGGTGGAAGGTAAGTGGCTAGTTTAGATGATTTCACTTTAAAGATAAGTGAGCTGATTGAAAAGTCTCTTGATTTTGATGACGAGTTAGATGAAATCTTAGATAAGACGGCAAGTAACATCATAAGCGATATTAAAGAAACTGCTCCGATAGGAAATTCAAATGAGCACTTAAAAGATAGTTTTACTGCTCTTAAAGAAGGGACAAAGGTAAACAAAAGCGTGACTATTTACTCGAAAAGTAAAGGAAGGCTTGTCCATCTTGTTGAGTTTGGCTTTGTTCATCGAAGCGGTAGATTTGTTTCAGCTAGGCCTTTTTTAAGACCGAGTTATGAAAAGGAAGCACCTAAGATGGAAGAAAAGATAAAGGAGGCGATTAAAAATGCAGCTAACAAAACTTAAAAGCATTTTAGATGAAGTAGCGCCTTCTTATTACTTATCTTTTTCACCAAAGGATGTAGAAAAGATAAAGACACCAATTATCGTGTTTTCAAAAATTAACTCGACTTTTAAAGAGTTTTCTGATGATTTAGCAAGTATTAGAACAACGCTTTATCAAATTAATTTAATTACAAGTGATGTAAAAGAAGCTGATGTTTTAGCTATGAAACTAGAAGAAATCTTTATAGCAAACGACCTGCCTTTTACTCTTACAAGCGAATACTTAAATCAAAACAATACAATCTCAACAATCTATGAAATAAAAATGGAGGAATTTAAACATGTCGAATAAAATCACATTTGGCTTACGTAATGTTCATTATGCTTTGGCTACTTTTGCTGAAGATACATGGACATTTGATACACCTAAAGACCTGATAGGCGCACAAGAGTTTTCTAGTGAGCTAGTCGGTGGAACCACACAAGTTTATGCAGATGATAAGATCTTTCATACTCTTGTTTCAAATAGTGGGGCTACTATCACGCTTAAACTTACTGAACTATCTGATGAATTTAAAAAAGATATCTTTGGTTATGCCTTAGATAACAATAATAACCTAGTTGAAGTGGTAAACGCTGATGTTAAGACTTTTGCCTTAGGATATGAAATTCAAGGCGATAGTAAAGCCAGAAGAGTCTGGTATTTCTTATGCACAGCTACACCAGTCGGACAAGCAACCAAGTCTAAAGCTGATTCAATTGAGGCTAACAGTGTGTCTTTAACTATCACTGCTCGTCCTATTGAAGTAAATAATAAGGAAGTATTAAGAGTCATTGCATCTAAAGGTGACACAAATTATGAGTCTTTCTTTGATAAGGTTACGCTTCCTACAATCGAGGGATAATCTATGGAAAAAGAAGTAATTTTAGGAGATAAGAAGCTCATTTTAAGAAGCAGTCTATATTCTTTAATCGATTATAAGTCTCGCTTTGGAAGTGAACTTTTTAATGACATCAAGAAGTTAGAGAACACAAAAGAAGAAAACATCACGAATGTTATTGAGATCATTTTTAGAATCGTCTTTGTTTTATCAAATCCTAAAGAAAATGAGACTTTTAAAGGGTTTTTAGAAAAACTAGACTTTTCTATTTTAAATGATGCGGCTCTTTTAACTAATTTAACGAACACTATTGTTGAGCTATTAAAAACAGATAAGAAAGCAGGAGGAAATAAGGGAGATACCTTTCGATAATAAGTATTCCTTTTCTTCTGCGATCATTTTTAACATAGCAAAACTAGGGCTATCAATTGAAGATACCAAGCACTTTGATATTGGAACCTATATAGAGCTTATTGAAATTGAAAAAGAACTCTATAAAGGCGAAACCAATAGAAGAGCGAATCAATCTGATATTGATAGTTTTTTCTTATAGCGAAAGGAGGTAACTAAATGGCTGAAACAGTAAGAGGCTTAAATATCAAATTAACACTTGATGCAAAAGACCTACAAAATGAATTAACTAATATCAAAGCTAATCTTAAAGAGCAACAAAAAGACCTAAAGGCTATTAATACCTCTTTACGCTATGATTCAACTAATCTTGACTTATGGAAGAAAAAGCAAGAAACACTTAACTCGATTTTAGAAGAGACAAAAAAGAAACTTCAAAATCAAAATGAACAATTAGAAAAGGCTAAGAAAGCCCTTGAGATTGGTGATATTTCCGTAAAGGAATTTAATCAACTTAGAAGAAACGTTGAATATACTGAAGCCGATATTAGTAAGTTAAATAATCAACTTGAAGATACCACTAAGAAAATTAATGAACTTGGAAATGCTAATTTAAACAAATTAAGTAAAGTTGGCTCAAATCTTACTAAGTATGTGACCGCGCCAATTCTAGGAGCAGTTACAGCTTTAACAACCTTGTCCGTTAAAAGTGCTGAAACAGCTGATGAGTTAGGAGATCAAGCCTCGAAACTTGGAATGTCAGTAGAGGCACTTCAAGAGTGGAACTATGTAGCAAAACTGCTTGCAGTAGATAACGAACAACTTCAAAAAGCCTTTACTAAAACTAATTCACTGCTTGGCGACTTAGCTAGTGGCAATACCTCATCTGCAACTGATGCCTTAACAAAACTAGGGATTACGTATGATGAGTTAAAAGGTAAAAATGTAGATCAGGCTTTTGAGATTATTCGTAATGCTTTAGCTAATTTAGAAGATGAAACATTAAGAGTAGGGATTGCGAATGATATTTTTGGTGAAAAGATAGGTACTGACTTACAACAACTTCTAAGTGCTTCAAGTACTGAAATTGATAACTTTAGAAATGAATGTCAAGAGTTAGGTGTTATCACCGAAGAAGAAGTCGAGGCTTCTGCAAAGTTTAATGATGAACTAGATAAGGTTAAACAAGAGCTTCAAACATTAGGAGTGGAATTAGCGCAGATTTTACTTCCGATAATGACTGAGTTTTTGACTTATCTTAAAGATTCAATCATTCCTAAGATCAGTGAATGGGCAAATAAACTAGCGAATATGAATGACACGACTAAAAAGACGATTTTAGTTGTTATAGGGTTGGTTGCTGCTATTGGACCTGCTATAAAAATCATTACAACCATCATTCCAATTGTAAAAGGATTATCGACTGCTTTAACCGCTACTGGTACTAGTGGCTTTTTTGCAGGTGCTGGAATAAGTGCTGCAACTTTAGGAATAGGGGCTTTGATTGCCATTCTTATTATGGCTTTAACGCAAACCGAGACCTTTAAGGATATCCTGATGGAGCTTGGTAGTATCTTAATGCAGATACTTGAGCCAATCTTCATGATAGTTGAAGCGGTAGGTGAAGTTTTAATGCCTATTATTGAGCTTGTAATGGAAGTCATAGGAAACTTAATCAATCTTTTAGTTCCTTTACTTAATGTCTTGTTACTTCCTATTAAAGCTGTACTTGATGCAGTAGGGAAGATACTTGAGGCTTTCATGCCTCTTTTTACGATGCTAGCAGAGATTATTCAAAGAGTAATCGCTCCAGTGCTAGAAGTGTTATATGCCGTATTAAAGCCAATTTTAGATATTCTTAACGCGATTATTGAGTGCGTCCAGTGGATATTAGATCATACGGTTGGTTGGCTAATGGATATCGTAGATACAGTTGTTGGCTGGTTTACTCCTAGCTCAAGTAACGAAACAAATACATCTAATAGCACCGTCAATAATCAAACTACGAATAACGTCACTATCAATACAAGTTCTAGCACTTTTGATGTTGACACTATCAATGAGGCGCTTGGAGGTAGTTATCTATGAGGAAACTTTGGCTTATTAATGATTTGGGTGAAGAGTATAGATTCGACTATTCTTCCATGACGCTTATTTCATCTATTACAGGTCTAGGTTTTCAAAAGACTAATACTTACTTTGACTTTGATAATATCTATAAGAAAATCGATGAAACAATACCTACGCAAGATATTGTCTTTAATATAGCTTTTTTAAGAAAATATCAAGGTTTTAAAAGGTTTTTATCATTTTTAGAGACTTCTCATGAGTTAAAACTTTATTACACAAGCGATGATACTAAGTATTCTTATGTTGAAGTTGAAAGTTTATCAAAGACCGAAATAAGTGGTGGAACTTTAACAAGCGAACTAAAACTTAAAAGACTCTCATATTGGTATAAGGATGTTATAAGTGAAGTAACGATAAGCGTTTCAAAGGAAGGTAAGATTTATCCTTTTACTTATCCATACAAGTATAGCGTTTCAAGTAAAGGCAAGATGACACTTACTAATAATGGTTATGCTAAAGCTCCTTTAAAAATCACCATAAAGGGAGAGGTTTCTAATCCTGAAGTAATCGTTACAAAAGACGGAATAGAAGTAAGTAAGCTCAAGATTTATTATGAATCTAATAACTGCACGATTGTTGTTGATGCCTTTCCTAGTAGGCAAGAGATAACAATAGAAGAAAATAATGAAAAAATTAATGCATACGAGTATCAGGATTTTTCTTGTGATAATTTCATCTTTTTAGAGCGTGGAACCTATGAATTAACATTTGTTCCTAATACACAAGGAAGTCCTAGCTGCTCAATCACAATGATAGAAGGGTATTTAGGTAATTAATATGAAATTGATATTTTTAGATAGAATCACACTTAAATATAAAGATAACGCCTATGTTTCTAGCGAGTTTGAAATCGTTCTTGATAGTGTGGTTAAACAAAAATCAAACTTCACGGTCAACAAAGAAGAAATCAAGGCTAGTGTAGGTGATATCGTTGTTTTAAAAGAAGGGAAACTTTCTTATATTGGCATCGTTCAGGCGATCACTTTAAATGATGATAAGACGAGCAAAGTTCAGCTTAATGATTTTAAAGAGATATTCAATATCAAAGTTCCTGTAAGTTCTTTTACTGGCAATGTTTGTAAGTTTTTAGCGGATACCATTAAAAAAGCATTTGTTAGTAATAGTGATTCAAAGCAGAATCTTAGATATTTGACTGTTACATATAATTCAGATATTGAGGGAAGTTTTAATTATGACGCTGATACATTAATGAATATTGAAGATTTAATGGAAACAATCACGAAAACTTACGGTGTTGTCATTAAATATCAAGTTAATTTCATTAGAGGAAGGTTCTCTAATATTGAGATCATAATTGAAGAAGAAACACACATCGTAAAACTTCGTCATGACTTAAAATCTATCAGTAATTTAAAGATTAAAGAAAGTGAAGAAAACGTCGTCAATAAATGTATCTTTTATCCTAAAGAGGAAAATGAAGAGTATAAAAAAGAAGTCGAATATTATCTTTTAACTGATGGATATATCACAACCAATAAAGATGATGAAAGGCGCTTTCCTTATGTGAATGTTGAAAGTGAGTTTTATAGCGATAGTGACTTTGAAAAACTAGAGAGCAAAGCGAAAGAAAAGCTCATTAAAAGCTCAAATGACCATCAGATAACTTTTGATCTAGATGTCACAAATAACGTTTTTGTTCCTTTAGGCAATATTTTTGTTGGCTATTTTGTCGAATTTTATGCTCCTAAAAGAACCTATACGACTATGCTTACTCAAATTAAATATAAAAACACTTTTGCTAGTTGCACCCTTACCTTAGGAGAGCAAAGGACATCGCTTACAGACAAGATAAAGATGATGAATGGTGGAACTAGTAACAATAAGTCGGTAGTCAATGTATCGACTGCAATCACTAATTTTGATGGAGGGATTTACTAATGGGACTTAAAAAGTTAACTTTTGATGAAGCTTTAAATACTGCAAAAGACGATGCTTTCTTTAATTGGTATTTAACAAATAAAACGAACGGAATATTTACTGATTTAGGCGATAAGTGTGAGGCTACATCATCTAATGGAAAGATCACTTTTAAAGATGGTTTCGTTTCAATTTATGGAAGAAGAATCTATATCGAAAATGGAACTAATATCTCGGTCAGTTTAGATAGTACAAAAAAAGGCTATGTAATACTTAAAGTTGATACGATAAATAATGAGGCTAGCCTTACATTAAAAGAAGGAACCTCAAGTAATTATCCAAGCCTTACTCAAACTAATTTATTAGAGAGTGATGGTGTATTTGAGTTTCCAATGGTCGGCTATTCAAAAACGACAACTTCACTAACTTTAGATAAATCAGTAATTAAATATATTGAGACCAATCAAACGAAAATAGACACTACAAGGAACAATTGCTTAACTCAAGTAAGCGAAGCAAAAACAGAACTTAATAATAGAATTAGTGGTCTTCAACATGGCTTAAGATGCCAAAGTTTTACATTTCCAACTAAGAGCGACTCTACTTATAAATTCAATATCTCATCGATGATTTCTAAACCAGCAGTCCTTATTACTTTTGCTTGTTGTAATAACATTGTTGCTGTTTCGCTAAACACTCTTAAAGGAACGACTAACCTTACTTTTACTTATAACTATTTAGGAACTAACTATAACGGATATATAGAAAGAAGTGGTGACTATCTTTATATCGAATTAGGCAGTTCAACCCACACTTTAAAAAGAATTGATTGTTTTTATTAAGGAGGAGATTTAAATGGCAACAATACAACTTAGAAGAAAAACGACTAGTGGAAGTGGACCTTTAACTGGTACAAGTGGAACCATTAAACAAGGTGAGCCTTTAATTGATTTAAATGGCGGTAATTTATATATCGCTAAAGCCAATAAGACAGGCTCCAGCTCAAATCCACTTAGCGCTAGCGATTACTTTGAATTTGTAAACTCTAATAACCTCACTTCAGTTTTAAATGGCAAGATCAATGAGCTAAATTTAGGAACGGCTAGTAAATATGATGTTGGAAATGGTGAAGGCCAGATACCAGTTGTTGATAGTGACGGTTTCCTTTCTAGTAGCATCATTCCTAGAATTGCTATTACAAATACCTTTGTAGTAAGTAGTCAAGATGAGATGCTTAAACTTAGCCAAGCTGAAACAGGTGATATTTGTATTAGAAATGACTTGTCTAAAACATTTATTTTAAAAGGCGAACCATATTCAACTTTAGCGAATTGGCAAGAACTAAAAAGTCCAACTGACAAAGTAACTTCCGTTAATGGTAAGACGGGAGCAGTCAATATTTCTTTAAGTGAGTTAGGTGGTGTTTCAACAAGCACGTTTAATTCACATAAAGGTGATAACACCCATCTTAATGCCGTTCAAAGAGAGCAACTTGAGAACATGTATATCTCTGAGATCATTGGAAGTAGAGCAGCAATTTATGATGACAATGCTTCTAACTTTGATAGTAATACGATTAATAACGGCCTTTACATCAGGTCTATTTATGATGAATGCTATAACTTAAAAAATAGAAAGTTTGAAATAGGTATCAATAAATCAGCAGTTCTTACTCCAAGTTCGACAATCGATGGAGGGACTTACTAATGGCGACCATTATCGTTAAAAGAGGCACTAAAGTTCCAACAACATCTAATCTCAAAAGAAATGGTGAATTAGCTGTTGATTATTCTACAGGTAAACTTTATGTAAGATGCTCAAAAGGAATAATGTGCGTTAATACTAATAGCATCACAAGTAGCTCCTCTAGTAGTGGTGAAGCGACATCTAGTTAGGAGTTTACTATGGCGATTATAAAAGAACTTAATTCAAGCTATGGGATTAAGCCAAGTTATCACAGAATAACAAACATATCGCTTAATGCTATAGATAAAGAAGTAGTTATATGCGTGGGTTCATATATTTCTAAGGAAACAAGAGATAAAGGATGCGATCCAATCGACACAATCGATATCTTAATTCCTAAGGAAGATTATGAATCCTTTTTAGTTGGTGATATTTTTAAGGCTGGATATAAGTGGCTTAAAGAAAATGTTATCGGTTTGGAGGATGGAATAGATGATTAAAGAGATAGTTTTAAAACGAAATAAGTTAATTTCTACCTTAGATAAAAAGCAAATTATAAAGTCCATAATGGCATCTCTTCCTGGGCTTAAGATGGCGTTCATGTATTTTGGAGGGAGCGTGTGTTATGGCACTTTCATAAGTGGTAAGAGTGACTATGACATCAATGTAGTGGTTGATGATTTACATGGAGCCTTTAAGACTAATATAAGCGGGACTGACGTTTTTATTTATGGTGTGAGCTCGATATTAGATAGGCTAAATCCAAATAGTCCTATATCACAATATAAGAGGAGCTTTATTGATGATGTTTTAGGACTTCCTGATACTTTGATAGGACTTAATGAAGAGTATAAAGACATTTATGAAGAGTACAAAAACTTTGATTTTAATAAGAATCTGAAGGGTTTTTTAACAAATTTCTATGAATATTTTGCTTTTTGTTTTAATGGTGACTTTCAAGTTGGAAAGAAGTTTTATCACGTTATTAGAATGAGAGGACAAATAGAAAACTATAAGAAGACAGGTGTCTTTTCTTTAAATCTTCCTAAGTCTTATTTTGATGAGGAAATCGACTATAAACTCAATTGGAATAATGAAAATAGAAGAAAAGAACTAAATGAAAAACTAGAAAAATACCTTGATGAAATATACGAATTTAAGGAGGGACTAAAAGATGGATAGTACAGAAATTGTTTTAACCATCATCTCAGTGCTAGGGACTATCTCTAGCATTTTATTTGCGTATCTAGCTTTTAAAAGAAGTAACAAGCAAGAACATAAAGATGAAGGTAAAAATGAAGGAGTAATGCTTAGTGAGATAGGTTATATCAAATCTTCTATTGATAGAATTGAAAAGTCACTTAATCACTTAGAAGAAAGATATACTGACCTTTCAAATAGGCTAGTTAAAGTCGAAGAATCAACTAAGAACGCTCATAAAAGAATCACTGAATTACATGATGAAATAAAAGGAGGAACAAATCATGAATGAGATACTTTTAAATGTTTTAGGCTGTGTTGTTACAGCAGTAGTAATTCCACTTATCACCTTACTAGGATCTAAGCTTATCAAATGGATTTCTAGTAAGATTGATAATGAGAAAACGGAAAAATATATAACTGAAGCAACCACAATTGTTTTAGATGCAGTTAAATGCGTCTTTCAAACCTATGTTGAAGCTTTAAAGAAAGAGGGAAACTTTGGAAAAGATGCACAGTTAATCGCTCTTAATAAGGCAAAAGACATTGTTCTTTCTCAACTTAGTGAAGATATCAAAAACTATATAAAGACTAACTTTGGTGATGTCGATACCTGGATTACCACTCAGATTGAGGCAAGCATAAACACACTTAAGAACGTATCGACCAAAGCATAATGAAAGACCGCTTGATTCTATTAGCGATAATAGGTTTAGGCGGTCTATTTTTGTTTTTGAGAAAAAATCTCATAAAAGTCTTATTAATTATCGAAATTGTACCAATTTTGTGTTAAAATAGCGTTAAAGATTTTGAGGTGAACACATGTTTGATTATGCAAGAAAGATTAGAGAATATCGAGAAAGAAAATTCATATCACAGCAAGAACTAGCTAAAATATTAGGCGTTAGTAATGTAACCGTCTGTCGATGGGAGACAGGTAGATATGAACCAGACATGGAAACCAAGAAAAAGTTAGTCGCTCTCTTCAATGAGATTGGCATAAAATTAGATGATTAATTGGTGGTGAAAATAGTGGAAATTACTCAAACAAATGACCTTATATATGATATCGATGATGAAATAATAGAGCTCTTGTTGAAAGATAAAAACACTAACAAGAACATTATTTTTGCTACCACAAATTATGCTAAAAGAGGGTATAACGAAACTACTGAGATAAAAATTGAGTTTCTTAAAAATAGAAAAAGAGCTTTGATCAGAGCGCGTATTGATAAATCAAAAGAAGAACAAAGAATTAGATCCAAAGAAAAGGCAGAAGTCTTTACTCCCTCATGGGTATGTAACAAACAAAATAACCTAATCGATAATGCATGGTTTGGAAGAGAGAATGTCTTTAATTTTGAAGAAGAAAAAGGATGGAAAGCCAATACTAGTAAAATCGAATTTACTGATAAGAGTTGGCAGAATTACGTCAAAGACATAAGGCTTGAGATTACCTGTGGCGAAGCACCTTACTTAACTAGCAGATATGATACCGTTACTGGGGAATTTATTCCTTTAATCGAACGCATCGGTCTCTTAGATAGAAAGTTAAGGGTGGTAAGTGAAAACTGCGATGCAAAAGAAGATTGGATCGAATGGGCTAAAAATGCTTATAAAGCCATCTATGGATATGAGTTTCAAGGAGACAATCTTTTAATTGCTAGAGAGAATTTGTTATTTACTTTCATCGATTGCTATAAAGATAAATTTAACGAAGAACCTTCTAATGAATTATTGAAAGAAATAGCTGAAATCATTATTTATAACATTTTTCAAATGGATGGACTTAAATACGTGGTTCCATTCAGTTGTAAGAATGTAAAAAGCACTCAATATGTAATGACCAATATCTTTGGCGAAGAAGAGCTTTTAGGCGAGCCAGAGAAGAAATGCCCAGGATGCGCTAAGAACAATATCTATGAGCATAATGGCAAATACTGCTACATCATGGATTGGGAAAAGAACAAAAGAGTGAAGTTTTTAAGTTTGCTAAAAGGGGTGATTTAGTATGTCAGAGTTAAAGTTCCAAAGTTCATTTGAGTATAAACTGATTTATGTCTTTAGAATCAATGATGAAGCTCATCGTGATGTTTTGAAGATTGGCGATGCAACTATAAAAACTGACAAAGACTATACTGAACTTCGTCCTTCAAGCACCGAACTCAATAGTGCTGCTAGAGCTAGAATCGATGAATATACAAGAACGGCAGGTATAAACTATCAACTCCTTTATACCGAAGTTGCCGTTTATAAAAACAATAATCCTAAAAGCAAGAAATATGGCTTAACTTTAGCTTTTAGAGATCATGACGTTCATAGCGTTTTGCTACGTTCAGGAATAGAAAGAATTCAATTTGATACACACAAGAAACAAAACGAATGGTTCAAATGCGATTTAGAGACTGCTAAGAAAGCCATTCAAGCTGTAAAAGAAAGTAAATCATCGTTAAGTGGAAAAGACATTACAACAGATAGAAGTCCAATTATATTTAGACCTGAGCAAGAAGAAGCTATTGAGAAAACACTAAAGACATTTAAAAAGAGCGATAGGATGCTTTGGAACGCCAAGATGCGTTTTGGTAAGACTTTAACCGCTCTTGAAGTAGCGAAAAGGAGCTCTTTTTCTCGTACTATAATTATCACTCATAGGCCGGTTGTTGAAGATGGCTGGTACGACGATTTTAAGAAGATTTTCTATGATAAACCTGATTATGTTTTCGGTTCTAAAGACGTAGGTGAAAAGATACAAGATTTAATCCATAGTGATAAGAAATTCGTCTATTTTGCTTCAATGCAAGATTTAAGAGGAAGCGAAAAAGTAGGCGGGAACTTCGATAAGAACAATGATATCTTTAAGATTGATTGGGATTTTGTCGTGGTTGATGAAGCCCATGAAGGCACACAAACAAAGCTAGGACAAGCAGTTCTTCAAGAAGTCATAAAAGAGAATAACGGATATACAACTAAGACCCTTGAGCTTTCGGGAACGCCATTCAATTTGCTAGAAGGGTATGAAGACGCAAATATCTACACTTGGGACTATATCATGGAGCAAGAGGCTAAGAAGAATTGGGCTCTTACTCATTTTGGGGACTCAAACCCATACGAAGAATTACCTAAGTTAAATATTTTCACTTACCATTTAGAAGATACATTTAAGAATTATCAAGAAATAGAAGACAAAGCTTTCAACTTTAGAGAATTCTTTAGGGTGTGGTTAGGCGATGTCGCAAAAGACGGAAAGCACATGCCAGCAGGAGTTAAAATTGGTGATTTTGTTCATGAAGAAGATATAAAAGCGTTTTTGGATTTAATTTGTAAGAAAAGCGATGAAACCAATTATCCATATTCGACCGAAACATATAGAGATTATTTTAGACATACATTATGGGTAGTTCCGGGTGTCAAGGAAGCTAAAGCTTTATCTGCTTTATTGAAGTCTCATCCTGTATTTTCTCAATTTGAAATAGTCAATGTCGCTGGTGAAGGCGATGAGGAAATTGATACAAGTGATGCATTGAAAGCCGTTAGAAAAGCAATGACTAAACATCCTGAGGATACGAGAACTATTACAATTTCATGTGGAAGACTTACTACCGGTGTAACTGTACCTGAATGGACTGCGGTCTTGATGCTTGCTGGTTCTTATTCGACTGCGGCAACTCAATATTTACAGACAATATTCAGAGTTCAATCACCAGCTAATATCAACGGCAAGATTAAAGAAAACTGCTACGTATTTGATTTTGCGCCAGATAGAACGCTTATGATGGTCGCCCAATCCGTGCAACTTTCACAAAAGGGGATAGGAAATAAAAGTGCTCAATTAAGATTAGGTGCTTTCCTTAATTTCTGCCCAGTTATCTCTATATCATCTAGTTCAATGGTCACCTATAAAGTGAATGATCTATTGCAACAACTAAAGAAAGCCTATGTTGAACGCGTTGTTAATAGTGGATTTGAGGATAGCAAACTATATAACGATGAGCTTTTGAAACTTGATGATATAGAACTTCAAGAATTCGATAAACTCAAAGGAATTATCGGGCAAACAAAAGCGAGCGATAAATCCAAATCAATTGATATAAATAAAGAAGGTTTTACTGAGGAAGAATACGAAGAACTCGAAAGGATTCAAAAGAAGCCAAAGAAGGAATTGAGTGAAGAGGATAAGAAAAGATTAGAGGAACTTAAGGAGCAAAAGAAGCAGAAAAGTAATGCAATATCAATCCTTAGGGGTATTTCTATTCGTATACCACTTTTGGTTTATGGGGCGGATGTGCCTTTGACTAAAGACATTACAATTGAAGCCTTCCCTGATCTTGTTGATGATTTGTCGTGGGAAGAATTTATGCCAAAAGGCGTGACTAAAGAGATATTTAAGAAATTCTCTAAATACTATGACAAAGATGTTTTTGTCGCTTCAACTTATCGTATAAGAGCTTTGGCAAAATCTGCTGATGATTATGAACCAACCGAAAGGATCAAAAAGATTGCTCAAATATTCTCTACATTTAGAAATCCTGATAAAGAAACCGTTCTTACTCCTTGGCGAGTAGTGAACATGCATATGAGTGACACTATAGGCGGTTATGACTTCTTTGACGAAGAACACAAGCAAGAGATAGAAGTTCCTAGATTCGTTAATCATGAAGGTGTAACTAATAAGATATTTACTGACGAAGGAAAAGTATTAGAAATTAACTCAAAGACTGGACTTTATCCACTTTATATCGCATATACATTCTATAGGTATAAATTAGGCGATAAAGAACTAACACTAGAAGAACGATTGAATCTATGGGACGAAGTTGTTAGAGATAACTTGTTTGTTATATGTAAAACACCTATGGCTAAACAAATCACAAAGAGAACGTTGCTAGGCTATAGGAGCGGAAAGATGAATGCTCATGCATTTGATGATTTAATAAATCAACTTAAATCAAAACAACAACAATTTATCGATAAAGTCTCATCTTGCAATTTTTGGAATAAGGGAGGAATTAAAATGAAATTTAGTGCAATCGTGGGCAACCCACCTTATCAAATAAAAAACTCGAATTTAGAAGATCAGCAAAATGCAAGCCCTATTTATAATTACTTCGTTTTATCTTCTATTAAATTAAATCCAAATTTTGTGAGTTTAATTATGCCATCAAGATGGATGACTGGCGGCAGAGGCCTTGACGAATTTAGAGCAACTATGTTAGCAGATAAGTCGGTAAAATTAATTCATGACTATCCTGATGCTAGAGATTGTTTTAGTAATGTTGAAATAAAAGGTGGAGTTTGTTATCTACTTTGGGATAAAAACTATATTGGCAATGTAAAATACGTGCAACACAAAGATGGCCAAATCAATGCGGCTGATAGAAATTTAGACGATTTAAATATTGGAATGTTCGTAAGAGATACTGAGGCTCTATCAATTATAAATAAAGTCATTAAATCAAAGGATTTTGTCTCTTTTGAATCTATTGCTGGATCTCAAACTCCTTTTGGAATTGTAACAAGTTTCAAAGATTATACTAATGAACCAACTGCCGAAAATTCTATGAAAATATATGGGAATAAATTTGTTGGTTATACATCAATGAAATTTGTTACTAAGAATTCTGAACTTGCGTATAAATACAAAGTGTTAGCACCAAAAGCAGTAGGAAGTGGTGATATTTCTTCAGATAAAATACATCCTTTTGTCGCCGACAATCCTTCTATATGTACTCAAACATATATTATCTATGGCGCATATGATAATAGGCTTGAAGCTGAAAATTTGTGCGACTATATGAAAACTAAATTTTTCCATTTTTTATTAGGACAACTGAAAAACACGCAGCAGATGGCGCCAAACTTATTTAAATTTGTTCCTCTTTTAGATTTTAAACAATCATGGAATGACAAAAAGTTATATGAAAAATATAATTTGTCCGAGACTGAAATTGGTTATATTAATTCAATTGTTTGGTCTAATTCAAAGGTGAAGCAATGAATTTTTACCGCGGAAATGAAATATACAATTTTATAAGTAATGTAAATCGCTATAGATTTCCAAACGATAATTTTTGGTTTTTAGTTTATGGTGAGAAAAATGGGTGTCAACCTAAACTTTTAATTGCGTTGTCAGGTTATGAAGAAAAAGAATTCAAAAATAAAACTTTAAAGTTAAATGAGATGGAGCTTATTGAATACATTAAGCAAATTTCCAGGAGAGCTGATGTTCCTTGGATATATGTTAGATTCAATGTTGCTGACAAAAATATGAATGAAGTAATGTTCATGGCCGAGAATAAACGTCTATCTCTTATAAACATT